TCCGCAAGGATGTCGACGGCCGTTTCCTCTGGCCCGGCTTCGGCGACAATGCCCGCGTCCTCACATGGATCGCCGATCGCCTGGACGGGCGCGTCGAGGCCGAGGACAAGGCCATCGGCCGCCTTCCCAGGATGGACGACCTCGATCTGGCGGGACTCGATCTCTCCGACGCAGCCGTGGCAGCCCTCCTCGCCGTCGATCACGACGAATGGCGCGCCGAGGCCGAGCGCATCCGCCGCGACTATGCACGCTTCGGCGACCGCCTGCCCGCGGCGCTGACCGCCGAACTCGGCGCGCTCGAAGCGCGTCTGGCCTGAAGGGCGCGACCGACCATGACCGATACCAGCGACGACTATGTCTATGACGAAGCCTCCGGCGAATGGATCAGTCCGGCCGAGGCCGCCGCGAATGCCCACGCCGCCGAGGCGATCGAAGTGCGCGATTCCGTCGGCAACCTTCTCGCCGATGGTGATAGCGTCATCACGATCAAGGATCTCAAAGTGAAGGGCGCAGGCCAGACCCTGCGCAAGGGCACCGTGATCAAATCGATCCGACTCACCGGCGACGCCCAGGAGATCGACTGTCGATACGATGGAATCAAGGGGCTGGTCTTGCGCGCAGAATTCGTCCGCAAGCATTGAACGGACGAGTACCGTTTGCCTTGGACAATTTGCCCCGCAATGCGGGACATTCTGTCGTTCGCCTGCGTTGAGCATCGCCGCATGTCGCTGACTATGCACGTGCATCGCTGGATCATGCCGGTGGCATGAGAGTTGCTTCGCGACCTCCGCCAATCAAGGAGAAACTAGCGATGGCTCACGACATCAAGGAAGGCATGGAAATCATCGGCGCCGATGGCGTCCATGTCGGCACCGTCGATCGTCTCGAGGGCGACCGGATCTAGCTCGGGAAACATGACAGCCACGGCGCCCACAGCGGCCACCACCACTATATCAGCATCGGCCTGGTCGCCGGTGTCGAAGGCCCCGACGGTGTGCCTCCCCTGTCGCAGGTGCAGGGGCCCGATATTCCCCTAGCCGAATTGGAAGACCTCCCTGGCACGTTGCTCATGCTGCAGGACGTCGGTCTGACGTAGGAGTTGATCGTGTATCGCCGAACGGTGAATTCCATGCGACCGCCGCTGCTCTTGATTGCAGCGGCGGTTGTTGGCGTCGCCGTCGCGGCCATCCCGCTGCTGTACCTACTGGTGCGCACGTCGTCGGCCGGTTGGAACGCAGTGGTCGAAGCGTTGCTTCGAGACAGAACTCTCGAAACAACCATCACGAGTGTTGCTCTCGTGACGTTGGTGATCGTCGGCTGCTTGGTGATCGCCGTCCCCACAGCGTGGTTGTTGGCGAGGACGAACATCCCCGGGCGCGCCTTCTTCCTGGTGATTGCGGCTTCTGCTGTGACCACTGCACCGGAGACGAAGGACCGGATTGTCATCAGCAGCGTGGTCCACCAGGTCATCCAGGTGAACACGACCGAGCAAGACAACACGGCGATCGTCTACGAGCTGATCTTGAGGGCGTAGCGATGGCACGGAACATCAGACTGGATCAGATCGGTGATCTTTACGACGAGCAGGTGCAGGAGCTCGTCAAGCGCACGACGCTCAAGTGGCAAAGCGATCTGAAAACTCGGACGCCAGCGAACCTTGGTACGCCGAAGGACACCGGGGTCCTGGCGCAAAAGTGGGACGTCAATGTCACCGAGCCTTATGTCGGGCGCGTGTTCAACAACACGGAATACGCCCCGGCAGTGATCTACGGCGAAGACATGCCACACTCCTGGCAGGGGCAGTGGCGAACTAAGCGCGGCGCAGTTCAAGGCTTCCCTGATTTGCTCGGCAAAGAGATCGCAACCAAAGATGTCCCCAAACTGATGAGAGCAATCGCTAGGGGCAACTGATGGCAGCCACCAACCTCAACACCGTCCGCGCTGTCATCGAAGGACGGCTCGCTACTGAGCTAGCTGAAAGCCCTGCCATCCCGGTGGTCTTTCACAACATGGCATTTGAACCCACGCCAGCTTCAAGTTGGGTGCAATGCCTGACCACCTTTGGCGCCAACGAATACCTGAGCCAAGGCAGCACCACCAACAGCCAAAACCGCATCTTCGGCTTGCTGACAATCAACATCTTTTCCGCCCCTGGTGTTGGTCCTGGCGCCAACTACACAATCGGGAAAAGAATCCGTGATCTTTACAATAGGGTCAACGTGTCGGGGGTTTTCTTCGACGCTCCCACAGGTCCAGAGGCACTGGCTTCACCAGCTCCCGAGGGCTACTTTCAAACCCAGGTCCGTGTGACCTTTGAATCCATCGAGGAACTCTGACCCATGGCAATCCTTCGAGGCGAACAGGGCGCAGTCCAGTTCGACGCTGCTGGTACTACCAACGCAACCATCGTCGGCACCCGTAGCTGGAGCCTGACCACCACCAAGGAAACCCTTGATGTCACCGATCATGGCGACACCTTCCGTTCCTTTGTTGGCAGCCTGATCTCCGGTTCCGGCACCGTCGAGCTGGTTTATGACCCCGACGCAACTGGTCAAGCTGCTTTCCTGGAAGACGTGCTGACCACCGCTGACGCAGCAGACGCCACCTTCGAGCTGTTCACCACCGGCACCACTAGCGGCACTGATTCGATCAGCTTCGCTGGCATCATCACCGACATGGAGATCAGCTCCACTGTTGGAGATCTGGTTGTTGTCAGCTGCAACTTCGTCACCAGCGGTGCTATTACCGGCAACCTTGAGTGATGAGGTGTATAGTCAGGGCGATTAAATAAGCCCTGATGTCAGCATCAAAGCGGACCGTAGACATGCTGGTTGAGGCTTTTGACCTTAACCAGCGCCGCAAATTTGTTCTGAAAAACGGCGACGGCAAGCCCGTCGTCGATCTTTATTTCAAGCCGATCACGCGCTCTGACCGCAAGAAAGCGCAAGCGCTGGCTGGCACTGAAGACGCCCTGGACATCAGCACTCAAATGCTGTGCCAGATGGCAGAACTGCAGGATGGCAGCAAGGCTTTTGCCTCTGCTGATGCCGCCAAGTTGCAGCGCATGTTGCCTGAGTCTGTCCTGAACGAACTGGAGCTGTTCCTGTTTGGCTTGGGTGAAGACCTCAGCCTGGAGGAAGCAAAAAACGACTGAAGCAGGACAACTGGCTCAACTTTGAGTTCTTCCTGTCCTGCGAGCTTGGGATGACGGTCAGCCGGTTGCGCACTGAGCTGACCGATGCTGAGCTGCTCTACTACGCTGCTTATTACGAGCTGAAGAACGACCGCGAGAAAAGGGAGGCGCAGCGCTCCCAAATGCGGCGCAGATAGCATTGATGTATCTGTAAGAGAAAGCAGCGGTGGCAGACGCTCAGTCCAGAGTTGAACTGATTGTCAATGCCGCCAAGGCGATTAACCCTTTGCGGGCTACTCGCAAAGCCGCTGCTGCACTACAGAAGCAAGAAGAAGCACTCGCTAAGGCTCAGCGGCGAGTAACTGTGACAACGCGCCTTCTCGCGCGAAATCTTGAGCGACAAACAAGAGGGATAAGAGAACAGACGCAAGGCGTTCGCGGGCTTGTTGCTGCCTACGCAGGCTTCCGAACTCTGCGCGGAACAATCGGCGTTGCTGTCGAGCTTGAGAACGCCGAGAAGCGAGCGGAGCTTCTGGTCAAGCGATTTGGGCAGCTTGATGGCATCCAGCGCGTAGCCGCGCAATCCGCCCGGACATTCCGGCTGACTCAGGCTGACACGCTCACTTCGCTGATTGACCTGGGCAACCGCCTTGGACCGCAGGGCGCAAGCCTGGCGGAGATTAAGGACGTCTACGAAGGCTTCAATACTGTCCTTGCTATCAACAAGGTCACGGCGCAAGAAGCGGCATCGGCGCAGCTTCAGTTAAACCAGGCGCTTGGTTCCGGGCGTTTGGCTGGTGAAGAATTCCGGGCAGTCAACGAGGCGACGCCGCAGGTTATTGATGCCGTCGCAAAGATCCTTCGGGTTTCAAGGGGCGAAGTTAAGGCACTAGCGGCGGAAGGCAAGGTCAGCGCTCCGGTGCTGATCCAAGCGCTGCGCAACATTAAAAAGCAAGGAGCAGAAGAGCTCGAAGAATCCTTCAACAGCACAGCAGGACGTCTTCGTGAGTTCCAAAAGGCTCAAAAGGAATTGTCGGCGGCAATCGGCACTGAGTTACTACCTGCCTTCACGCCGCTGCTGAAGGCGCTGACGAGTGCCATTCAAAACTTCTTGGATCTGCCGGGTCCTGTTAAAGCTTTTGCTGCTGGCATCACTGGCGTGACTGCTGCGCTCGTGACCCTGGCGCCAGCATTGAACACCACGATCGGGCTACTGAAAGCGCTTGGCGCTGCCAAATTGATTGCGGCGGGTCCTTGGGTTGCTCTGGCGGCTGGCGTATCAGCGCTGGGCGTTGCTCTTTATCAATCCGCTACTGCCGCCGATCGCTTCAGAGGTGAAATCGAAAAGGGCAACAAGACGATCACTGAAGGCTACGAAAAGCTCCAGACCTATCAGGACGAAATCGACAAGCTCGACAAGCGGATCGCTACTG